AAATTAACTAGAGTACAAAAATTTAAACACGTTAAGGCTGGCGCAGATGGTAAAGTATTAAACTTTAATTATACTCCTGTGCCTTATAATATATCTTACAAGTTATATACTTTTACAGCGAGTGCAGAGGCAGGTCTACAAATTATAGAACAAATATTACCTTTCTTTCAACCTGACTTTACTGTGACTGTAAATGCGATACCAGAATTAGATATTAAGAGAGATATACCCATTGTTTTAAATAGTGTAAATTATGAAGACACATATTCAGGTGACTTTTCACCAAGAAGAGCTGTAATATATACATTAGGATTTACAGCGAAGACTTATCTATTTGGCCCTGCGTCAACTCAAAAAGTCATCAAAACAACACAAGCAGATACTTATATGGATACAGATACAACTAATAAAGCAAGAGAAATGAGAATTACAATAACTCCTAATCCTACGTCAGCAGACGCAGATGATGATTTTGGATTTACAACAAATATACAAAATTTTACAGATGGTAAAAAGTATAATACAACAACCGATAGTGATGAATAAATAGTAACATGGCAATAAACAAAGTAGGATCAAAAGGTATAGTAGATTGTTCAGTCGCAGCGGCAGACTTTGCGCCTGGTACAGTCACAAATGTTAAACTCGCTGATGATTCAGTTACAAACGCAAAATTATCTAATTCATCACTCACAGCATCAGGCACATCTGTTGCGTTAGGTGCTAGTGGTACAATAAATAATGCTTTTATAGAATGGCAGTCAAAAGTCACTTCTGATGGAAGTACAGTCACAACAATGGTCGCAGGTCGTGGTTACTTTGTAGATAACTCTAGTGCCGCAGGTATAGTTAAATTACCAGCTTCTGCTACTATAGGCGATATGGTTGTTATAAAAGATTACGCTGCTAATTTTGGTACAAACAATCTTACAATACAAAGAAATGGTCACAATATTCAAGGTGTGGCAAATGATTCATTAATAAAAACAAATAGAGCTAATGTAGAATTAGTTTATGTTGATGCCACAAAAGGTTGGTTATACACAGATGAATCAAATGTTGCTGATTTACAAAAAACTCTATTTACAGAAGCCACAGGTGGTACTGTTACAACATCAGGTGATTTTAAAATTCATACATTTACAGGTGATGGAAACTTCGTAGTTGCTCAAATAGGAGCTGGTAATGGTCCAAATACAGTAGATTATCTTGTAGTTGCTGGTGGAGGTGCCGGTGGTGGTATTATGGGAGGTGGTGGTGGAGCTGGTGGTTACAGAGAAGCAAAAACAGGCGACAACGGAACTCATACAGCAAGTCCTTTAGCAACACCAACAGGTATAACTTTATCTACACAAACATATCCTGTTACAGTAGGTGGTGGAGGTGCGATTGGAGCTCCAGGAGGAGGTTATCCAGCATATGGTGGTGAAATTGGATCAAATTCAGTATTTTCAACAATAACATCAGCAGGTGGTGGGGCTTACAGGAATGGGTGCGCACCTGAAGGTAAAGGTGGATCAGGTGCTGGAAAAGCAAGATATGCAGGTTGTGGGTATGCTGGTAATACACCTCCAGTAAGTCCACCTCAAGGTAACCCAGGTGGTGCTATTCCATCACTTCCATCTCACGCAGATAATATAGGTGCAGGTGGTGGCGGCGCTGGTGCAGCTGGTGGTAATGCAAATAGTGATGCTTATCCAACTCCAGCAGTATTCAGAGCAGGTCCTGGTGGTAATGGTGTTGCGTCAGAAATTTCAGGTAGTTCGGTAACTAGAGCAGGTGGAGGAGGTGGTGGCTCACGAACAGGTAGTCCTACTCACTTTGCTCCTGCAGGAGCAACAGGAGGCTCTGGTGGTGGTGGTGTTGGTGGTCATACACCAAATGCTGCTCAATGTAATGGTGTTGCGGGTACAGCAGGTTCTGCCAATACAGGTGGTGGTGGAGGAGGTGGTCTTTATCACGGTCCTAATTTACCTGCGCCTTTTCCTCAAATGCCAGGGCAACAAGATAGATGTTTGCCAGGTGGCGCTGGTGGTAAAGGAATAGTTGTTATAAGATATAAATTTCAATAGGAAAACATTATAAATAGTATAAAAGAGAATTAACATGGCAATAGATAAAATAGGATCAAAAGCATTACTAGATTGTTCAGTAGCGGCAGCTGATATAGCGCCAGGCACTATTACAACCGCTAAATTAGCTGGTTCAATCACAAACGCAAAACTAGCAAATTCAACTGTAACTATTAATGGTACAGCAATCGCATTAGGCGCATCTGTATCTATTGATCCCATAGCTTGGCAATCAGTCGTTGTATCTGATGGATCAACAGTAACTACAATGGTAGCAGGTAGAGGTTACTTTGTAAATAATACAAGTGCTGCAGGTATTGTAAAATTACCTATATCAGCGAGTGCTGGTGACACTATTGCTATCAAAGATTACGCAGGTAATTTTGGTACAAATAATTTAACTATTCAAAGAAATGGTCATAATATACAAGGTGTCGCTAATGATGGATTGATAATAACAAATAGAGCTTCGCTTGAATTAGTTTACATAGACGCAACTAAAGGTTGGTTATATACAAATGAATCAAATGTTGCTGACTTAGAAAGAAAAGTCTTTGTTTCTGCTACAGGTGGTACGGTAGCAACTTCAGGTAATTTCAAAATTCATAGTTTTACAGGTGATGGTAACTTTGTAGTATCTACAGGAAATGTAGGACCTGGAACTGCAGTTGATTATGTCGTTGTCGGTGGTGGCGGCGGTGGTGGTAGTTGGGGAGGCGGCGGCGGTGGTGCTGGAGGTTATAGAGAATCATCAGGTAACTCTGGTCCTTATACAGCAAGTCCTTTAGCAACTCCAACAGGTATTACAGTTACAGCACAAACATATCCGATTACTGTAGGTGCTGGAGGCGCTAACGCACCAGGTTATCCAGGAAGAGAAAGCAGAAGACGTGGTAATAATTCAGTATTTTCAACAATAACATCAACTGGTGGAGGTAGAGGTGGAGCAAATTGTGGCCCTGGTTGTGGTGCTCAAGGTAGTAATGGTGGTTCTGGTGGAGGCAGTGACTATGGTGGACCTATTGGAAACGGTAACACCCCTCCTGTTAGTCCACCTCAAGGTAACTCAGGTGGACTTGGCTATGCTGCACCAAATTATATTGGTGGTGGAGGAGGAGGTGCTGGAGCAGTAGGTAATGCTGCCACAGCAGGAGGATCTCCACCTAAATATATAAACGCAGGTCCTGGTGGTGCAGGAGTTGTAAGTCACATTACAGGATCGCCTGTGGCAAGAGCAGGTGGTGGCGGTGGTGGAGGAAATGATGGTGATGGTAGTGGTCAATCGGGTGCTCAAGCAACTGGAGGTTCTGGTGGTGGAGGTAATGGGGGATATTATCCTAGTACGTCAGGAGCTAATGGAACAGCAAACACAGGTGGAGGTGGTGGTGCCGCTGGAGCAACAAGTCCAACAGGTAATACTGCGGGTCCATCAGGCGCTGGTGGTAGTGGTATTGTAATTTTAAGATACCAATTTCAGTAGTTTTAAAACTGTTATATATATTGTTGTGAATAAGGAATTAAAATATGAATTTGAAAAACTATTATTATTATTTTAAATCAGCATTACCTCCTAAATTATGTGATGACATAATTAGATATGGCACGTCTCATAGTCCAGAAATGGCCATCACAGGTGGCGTTGAAAGAGAAGACGGGTCAAGTCGAAAAGCTGATGGTAGTCTAAAAAAATCAGTAATCAATAACATACAAAAGAAAAGAAAGTCCGATATTGTTTGGTTAAGCGATAGATGGATTTATAAAGAAATACACCCTTACATACACGAAGCAAATAAAAAAGCTGGTTGGAACTTTCAATGGGATTGGTCAGAATCTTGTCAGTTTACAAAATATGGCGTAGGTCAATATTATGGTGGGCATTGTGATAGTTGGCATGTCCCTTATAAAAGAAAACCAAATGAACAAGGAGTATACCCACCAGATCACGGAAAGATAAGAAAACTATCTGTGACTGTATCAATAAATGACCCAAGTGAATATGAAGGTGGTAATTTAGAATTTGATTTTAGAAATGACCATGACTTTGAAAGAAATAAAAAAAGACCAGTAAAAGCTTGTACAGAGAT